ACCTGTGGTCGGTCAACACCAATCAACTGTTTAACCAGTGGCGATAGTCCGTTAGTCGAGCCAGCCGACATACCATCGAACGATGCGAAGTCTGAAATGCCGCCACGCTGACGATACAACGCGCCACCATACATGATCGTGCCGAGTGTGACATCGCCACCTGGTGAAGTTGTTAGCGAGTCAAAGTATCCGCACTCTTGTCTGCGACGATAAATGAAGTTGTTTGCAGCGCTGGCGCATTGTGTCACGAATGTTGTGTCGTCAACTGTTGCGGTAGCGATGCCGAGCCATGTGAGAATTTGTGCTGCACTAATCCACGAGCAAACCTGCGTGTAAGCAACTGTGCCTGTAAAGAATGTTACGAAGTCAACATCGTCGCCTGTTGCCGCGTACAGAATTTGGTTAGGTACAGCAACATTTTCGTTGTACAACAATTCGCCAGTAGTTGAGTCGACACCTTCGTACAAGTATTGCGGTAACGCAAGCACTGTGAATGTGCCGTTGAACGGTACTGCAATAGATGCAACAGTGACAGATTGCCCGACAACTATTTCGGTCGGTTCTAGCGTGCTAATGCACGCGTAGTTATCTAGTAACTGTTTGCTGGCTGTGTTGTAAGTCGTCATAGCGGTTTAGCCGCTTATGACTAAGCGATTGCGACTTGTTGAATAAACGAGGACTTGGCTACAAATGTTGCAAAGTATCCGTAGTAACTGAAAGTGCGACCAAGTGTTGAAGGTACTTCAACAGACATGATGCCCTTCTGTTGTTCGTAAATTTCATAACCCGGTGCGTAAACGATAAGCATTGTGTCTGCTGCAAAGTTGTTATCAACCACAACTTGCAAACCAAGCAAGTTCATGTTTGTGTATTGCAAACCGTTTACATTGCCGATGCTGTTTGTTGTGAGCATACCATTTGAGTTCCAACCAAAAATTGGTCGCTTGTCTGCGTCTAACTGACGACCCAACAATTCCCAAACATCTGAATTTACAAAAAGATGAGTTGGAAAAAAGTTTGATGTTTTAGCAATATTGCCTGCGCAACCGTAAATTGCGTTAATTAGTGTTGTTGGGTCATCACCATCGACTGCCCATGTTGAACCTGATGCGGTTGCACCTGTTCGCAAATTGTCTGCAGCAATGTTGTCAGTTGCAATCAAATATTCGCCGGCAAGGTCATTTAAAATCAAACTCATTGCGGCTGGGTCTGTGAAGTCCATGTCCTGTACCGACAAAGTAACTTGACCTGACACGGTTGATTTTGTAACCACATTGCTAGCAATAACCATTGTGGTTGCTGATACCGCTGAAAGTTCTGTTGATTGTGCTGCGGCGCTTGTGTGCGTTGTAATTGTTGGTCTAACAAATGTTTTGCTTGGTGTGTTTGGCATTGCGCGCGCACCAAAAGCGTTGACAACTGGTCGCACAAAGTTTAAGTCTTGAAACAACGGCCCAAGTACTGGTACTGGCAAAAGACCCGGTGTATCAGTTGTCAAAATGTCGCCTGCCGCTGCTTGCAATGCTGACTGATTTTTTGTTTGTGATGCCTTAAATGCTTCGTTTACTTTGCGGAAAGTGTCGCCGCCAATGTGCATTGCAGCAAGGTATTCGCCCGGTGATGGGATTTTAAATTCGCGTGCAGGTTTTGCCCACAATTTTTCTACTGCGGCTGCTGCAACTTCGACTGGTGTTTCAACTGATTCGATCATGATTTTCTCCTGTGTAGGTATGACTTCATTTAACTCTATATCTGGCACTTCTTGTGGGATACTCGCTGCTACTTGTGTGATGACTGCGCCACTGAAAGCGCCGACACTCACCAGACTCAATTCTGTCCAGTCGGCCGCCTCGATAAGCATTACGCCGTCAGCGTCATAACTGAACTTTGTTGGGTTAATGCCGACCGATACTGCGTCAATAACGCCGTCGCTGGCAAGCACCAAAGCCTCATCGCCGAGCCGTGTGGCCGAGATTTTCGCTGTGAACATCATGCCCTGTGGCGTGTCTACGCGCTCTACTACTTGACCGACGATCTGTGTCGAGTCGTGTTGCATGTATAGACGCGGTTTGCGACCGTCTACTGGTAGCGCGCCCTGCAAGACACGAACCTGTGTACCGTCTGAAACCGTCGCTACTTCGTCGTAAGTTACCGCAACACCAGAGATAGATCGGCGCGGCAATCCGTTTGCCGCAGCCGCATCTACCGTGATCTGTGAAGGGACTAAGTTGATCATCATGGCGATACTACCTCAACAGTGTCAGTCATTTGTGGCATGTCATTATTGACCATTGAGTACTCACCAGACAAATAATCCTCAACATTGAACTCGACATAGGTGCCGTTCGGTAGCACATTGTTTTGACTGAGTGTTGACGCAATGCAGTCAGCGTATGCGCGCACACCGAAAGTCCATAAGTCCATTCGCGACTCGGCACTCGACTGATACGAATACGACCCGACACTGATGCCGGCAAGGTATGGCGGAATGTTGCAAAGTCTTGCCATTTCCATTGCCTGAAATTCTGCGGAGTCGATCAGCAACATTTTGTCTGGCGAAGTGAGTGTTTCGGTGTAGGTAACGAATTCGTTTAGCGCCGCTGTCTGGTTTGTTTCTCGCGCGTGATTGAACGCCGCTGCAAGATCAGCCAACTCCTGTCCGCTTAATGGTTCGCCACCTGTTTGACGCAACACACCAGCAGGTATCGCACTTGATGAGTTGCGGTATCGTGCTTGCTCTAATTTTAACGCAGTCGACACAGCAGTCGTTGACTGGTAGATGATGCCTTGTATTGGTGACAAGAATTGTATTACATCGTCTGGGTCTAGTGCGCCGCCTTGAAACATGATTTGTTTTGATGGCGCAAACCACACTGGGCCTGACTGGTCTAATGTTTGCACCATTGCTGCAGGCAATCTTGTGAACGACGCAGGTTTTAGATCGGCCGTTCTTGAAGTGACATACCAGAACGCGCGCCCAAAGAAGAACAGATCGTCAAATGTCCATGAGAGAATGAAATTGTTTGGAAGTGTTGCGTCAATTTTGCGTAGCCAGGTGCGTGGGGCGAGCGGCATTTTTTCCATTTCGTCGCCATTCCAAATTTCGTTGTACATTTTCAGACCCATGCAACCGATGACACTTGCCATGAGATCGCGTGCTCGACTGATCGTCGGCACACTCATTGCTTTATTTCGCGCGTCACCTTCAACATACGAGTAGTAGGTTCCGATCATGTTTGCGCCACCGTTATTCGCACTCTGATACATGCCACCAGCGGCAGCAGCCTTTTGTGGCGGCTTTGCTTGACCAGTGATTTTGCTTGCCACATACTCAATCAGGGTTTTTGCCATGCTCAAAGTATGCCACTAAACAGTGGTGCGATTGTGTATAGGTGACGCGGCAGCACAACCGAGAAAGCAATGAATGCCACGCCACCCGCAAATACCTTAGCGGTTCGCGACCACGATCATAGGTTTGCCCGACGATGTAGGTCGACTGGCGAGTGCTGCAGCCCATACCATGCACCGCGCCAACTCAATCGGGCCTGGTGATCGTTGCGAACTGAGTGCGATGCTGTTTTGTGATCTGACTGCGACAGCGCGTTGCACATGTTCTGCAAGCATTGCTTCGCCTGTGTGTAGCAACAATTTTTCGCCAATCATAGATTTGATGCGTGGCGTAAACTTCAGGATTTCGCCGTAGCCAACGACGATGCGTTTGCGTTCTAACGCAACTGGCCAGTGCAAATCTATTGTCGGGGTGATTGCAAACCTGACTGATGCTGTGCCGGCACATAGGCGATCAACTTCTGCTAGTAACTGCTCGTAAGTGTCGACTACAAACTCCACTGTGGCAACCGTTCTATGGTCAGGTAGCACGACACACCTAACACCGAAATAGCGTGAGTCGTCTAACGCACATTCAATGGCGACTGTGCCGCCGTCTGGTATCGGGTCTTTGTAATGCAACTGTGGCCAAACACCTGGCTGTATCCATGCCTTATCGCTAGCAACCCACAGGTTGCAACTGGCGCGTAGGAATGATGCACGGTCAGGGTTCTCGGACTCTGCCTCAATGGTTTTTAATTCGAGTGTCTGTCCTAGTGCCGGGTTTGCCCATCGCCACGACGCTGGGTCAAGCGGTGACATGTCTGGCGGCGGCGACCATTCCGCGAAATAGAACGACGAATTTTTGCCAGTGTCAATAGCGCGCAAACCCTGCTCACGCCATTTCAACATCGCAGTCGAAGCCTCTGTGCCGGCAGTCGACCAGAGTGAAAGCAGTGGCGATTTGCGTGCGCGTTGTGCTGGTAGTAATCCGCCGTCAATAACATCGCGACCAATATCCCACATCTCGTCAGCAACAATCAGATCGGCTGACATTCCATGACCAACAGAATTGTTTGCCGCCCTGACAAACCATTTAGAACCGTCAGGCATCGTTGCCGCGTTACGCCCATACGACGACATCAAATAAGCGTTAAACCGCTTCTTTAACACTGGTGCGACAAGATCGTAAAGCATGACCGACAAGTCGAGACGGTGCGCAGTCGTCAACACCGTCTGCTTCGTGTCACGGATTTTCGGCATCTCAGTCAACCACCAACCCACCAAAGCAGCAAGTGCGATCGTCTTACCGTTCTGACGCGCAGTAGAAACAAGGCTCACACGGTTACAAAGATCGCCAGCGTCGTCATACAACAACTGCCCCTCGAGAGCATGACACTGCCACGCCATCAACTCAACATCTAAGAACTCCCGCGCCCAATCCCTCACACCATCAACGAACGACCCCGCATGATCAGGCCACACCGTCTCCAATCTCGGCTGCTCACGACCAACACCTGCCAGTTCAGGCTGGTCAAGGCCAATCGGGATAATC